CTTTTGTATACATAGCTTTTATGTCTATTCTGACTAATAGTGTAACACCATTTTTCATCGTTGCCACTTGGTAATCCGCTAATGTTGTTTCCAAGAGTAGCGTACCGACCCCAAGACCATAGCTGCCGGTGTCCATCGTATCTGTTATCAGATCAACCAAATCGTACATTGTGTCGTATGCCTGACTTTCGCTTTCAGGGGTGTCCTCAAATGGGATGTGCAGCAAAACAACGTAGCCACTGACACGCTCTTGCTGATGGTTGGCAAGCACAGAGTTATCTAACCGCATTGGCAAAAGCTGTGCGGCAGGGTAACCCTCAAACGCACCCTTTGAATTGTCCTGTACTGATTTCAGCACCGTGCCGTTGGACGTTGCGCCCATACCTTGCAATCTGGTCAGTAATGCGTTCTTGATGTCTAGTGATTTACCCATTGAGTTGTCCGATCAGTTCGTCTATGCCGTCATTGAAAGTGCGGTTTGCCTTTGGCTCAATTATATCAAAGGTTGTCTGCAAAAACGGATGTGCTTTTGTGCCTTTCTTGGCGATTGACTTTTGAACGGCGTATGGGTTGATCCCTTTTTGCATAGCCCATCTGTAAAGCGGCGTTCCTTGGGCTACTGAAACCCAATGCGGCACTGTGCCTTTTTCAACGTCCTCTGCGTAGTTGGCTGTCGGTTCAATCGTAACCTCTGCGCCGCCACTGAAAAAATAGTGTTCGCCTCGGCGTAGGTCGCCGGTCACGCCAACGTCAGTTTGCTGGCGCATTTCGCTCATACCCATAATTCCGACCTTTTCTAAGAGGCTGTGAACGGTTTGTGCGACACGTTCCGGTGCTACACTCAACATTTGCCTGACCTTTTTATCGTCAAACACAATTCGGACGTTATCGTTAGCGGCTTGAGCCATCTATTGTTCCTCTTTCTGACACAACACCTCAACGTGCGATAATCTCGGCAATCCGGTAAATGGCTTTGTGCCTTGGACGATCAGCACCATACCGCCGAACAGGATTTTGTCACCCTTTTTGATGTCAGTGCCATCGTCAAAGAACACGTTGTAGGCTTGCCCGAAGTTCCAACCGTTATCAATAGCGGTTTGGTTGTCTGCCGGCTGCACGTTGCACTGAATACCAGTGTAAAGCGGTGTCATTTCCTTTGAAATGCCCTGACCAGTGGTAGCCATACGTTGGACATCAACGGTGTGATAAAAAAGCCTCATTAGCCACGCCTCGTGCGGTAGCTCTCAAAGATCGGGTTGTAGTTGTCCTTTCCGTTGAACTGCAAGCGCATTTGCCCAACCATAGCCATAGTGATTGCGCCGGCACTGCTGCCCTCATCCAAGTAGAAATCGTTTGCAAGGGCTGTGGCAGCCATTTTGAGGTCGTCAGGCACGGCAGCCTTACCATAAGTGTAATCCACGCTCACAAGGTCGTAATTGCCCCTAGCAATCGTGTCATCGCCGCTAGGATTGAGCATTAGCCGCCCATACTCATTGACAAAGTAGTTGCTTGCCGGCAAAGTTTGCTGCGATAGGTTCGGGTAGCCGATCCGTATTGCCTGAATACTCTGTACGTCTTGGTGATCCAACCAAATAACCGGCTTATAGTCGTGCGGTTCATTTGCGATAACTGCAGTTGCGCCAAATACCCGACCAGTGTAATTGAAAATCCACTGATTTACGGCAGCAACAACCATCGCCGCTTTGGTATCGGCTGATAAATCCTTTTTCGTGTACGTTGATAGGTCTGCTACTGCTATGACTGACGACATAATGTTTGTTCCTCTACTGCTTATGATAACAAAAAGCGTTGGCTTTTACACCAACGCTTTCCGACCAGAGGGCTAGAGCCTAGCCTCGTGGGTTTTTAGGATCGTTTGTACGAGCCTTTTTTTCAGCCTCGGTAGGCTTGTTCTTGTCGCTGTCAGCGTCCTGCTCATTGACAACCGTGCCGCCGTGAACTGTGGTGGGTTCATCAACTGCACCTGCGTCTTGAGCCTGAACTGCGCCAACAACTGGTGTTTCGCCGCCCTCGGTGTGATTGCCGGATGGCTCAACCTTGGTTTTGTAAACATCACCCTCAATCTGTAGGGCTTTGACACGAGCCGCAACGTACTTTTGCGCCTCACTGTCTAATCGGACAATATCGCCTTTGCAGTAGGGTGCAAGATCCTTGGTAAACTGAACCAGTTTGCCCTCGGTTACACCTGCGTCTGCTGCTGTGGCTTGTTTGCTTGAACTTGGCATAGTAGTAAACCTTTCTAAGCTAGTTAGCTTATCTTACAGCCGTTAATTTTGCAAAACTCTCACCGATGATTGGCTTGCCGGCAACTCGCTTGATGACACGGAGTGTCAGCTTGTCGCTACCGAAGTCGCTGCCGTTAGTACCGACATCAACTCGCAAATCCTCACGGTCACCGATGATGTAGTTGGTAAACATACCAAACCAAACTTCGGTTTCGTTCGTACCAACACCTAGGTTCGTTGGGATTTCGCTGACTTCGTAGATCGGACGACCTAAGAGAACGTCAGGGCGACCCTCAACGACTGATGGTAAGAACAGTGGACGACCTTGGCTGTCCTGCAAGTTTTCAAGGATTTGCATACCTGCGCCGGATGTGACGAACACACCAAGCATACGGTAAGCGGCAGTCAGCTTGTACTTGAGGGCTGTGAGGTCGGTGTACTTGTTCGTTCCGGGGACTGCTACGGCAACGCTGTTAGGCGTGATAGCTGAACTTCGGAAACCGAACGGACGATCCGTACCGTCACCGTTTACGAAAGCGTCATTTTCAGCCAATGACAGGGCTAGGGTGAAACGATCCAAAACGAAGTTCTGTACGCTCTCGTTGGTTGCAGCGTCCACAAGCGTTTCGTGGGTCATACTGTCAAGACCAATCAATTTGTGAGGTACTAGGTTGTTCAGGTCAAAGGTTGAACCACTATCTGTACCTGCTGCGCCCTCTGCTGCCCAATAGACAGTAGGCAAAGCGTTTTCACTTGGCAGGTTCAGGTTTGCCGGCATATTCTCAATGACGGTTGCGATCTGACGCATTGGACTAACGTAACGAAGTTTCTTGCGGATTGCGCCGTCAAGAGTGACAGGGACTAGGTAGCCACCGGCACTGTTCGTACCTACGTTTTGTGCCTTGGTAACGGTAAAGCCCTTGGCGATGTAATCTTTTTCAATTTCACCGTCAAGCTCACGAAGTGCAGTTTTGTCGCCGTTGGCTAGGGCGGTAAACCACTTTGTGACCTGTGCTTTTTCATCTGCGCTCATATCAGCGTCTTTGTGAACGTGTGCGCCTACAGTTGAACCCTTGGCTTGGGCTGCGGCGAACTCTTTTGCTTTCTTTTCTGCCAGTTCTTTGAGTGTCATATCATTATTTCCTTGTAAGTCAAATTATTATTTAGTTACCTGCAGCTCGGCAAGCGATTTCTCGTAAGCCTCATCAAACTCTTTTTGCTGATCCTCGGTGAGTTCGGTATCATCCGTAATCTCGTCCTCGTCATCAGCGTCATCCTCGCCGTCACCCTTGTCGTCCTCATCAGCACCCGACTGGTCACCATCAGTGCCGCCGTTAGCTTTGGATTTCTTTTTGGGTATCGTGGTAGATTTTGCAGGTGGGGTAGCGTCATCGCCCTCGTCATCCGCACCGTCAGCACTATCGCTGTCATCGGCTGCGTCCTCATCAGGGTTGGTAACGCCTAGGAAATCTGAAAGACTGACTAATACAGCGTCAATGCCCATATCGGCAGCGTCAATGTGGGTGTCCACATCGTTGATGGCACTAAGCAAATCTGTCAAGAACTTAGTGTCGTCATCACTTAGATCGCCGGCTGCGGCTTTCTTTGCGATTGCTTGTTTGACTTTGGCTACTTTATTCATAACTACTCCCTTTTTATCATTACTTAATTCGGATTGCAATAGCGTAAGCTCTTTTTCCATACTTTCTTTCATAAACAGAGCGTCTTTTTTACTGATTGATCCCTCTGTAAATGCTAAAGCTATGGCTCGTGGGTTGGCAGGGATCGGCACAATGCTGATTTCTAGCAACTCACAATCTTTCAAAATGGTCTGGTCTTTTTCGCTGTCCTCACTGTGAACGATCATACCGACTGAAACGGTACGCAAAGTGCCTCGTGCGACTTGGTTGAAAATTAGGTCGGCTTTGGTGTTGATGTCACGGTCAAACTTGACTGTGGCAAATGTAGCGTCCTCTTTTTCGTCATACGAAAGTTCGGTGGTAGAGCCAAGCACGTTTTCCGGTTGGCTAGGGTCGTGACCCCAAAGCAGGATCGGGTTGAGCATATAGTTGTTGAAGTTCCAACTTTTCTGATCCACGATTTCGCCCATACGATCAGTTTGAGCGTCAGATATTTTGAAAGTGGCAGTCATATTCTTTTCGTCAATAGACTGTGCTTTGCTGACGAACAATTTTGTTACTTTTCGCATTGGTTACTCCTTACGCTTTATGTTATCACATTATTCAGTAATCGGTAGCAATACACAACGGCAATTATTGTGCAGTGGTGGGTTCTCAATGTCCTCATAGTTGAGCTTGAGGGTTTTGGTATTGCCGTCATCGCCGGTCACATCAAGCGTGTCACCCTTGTCAAAAAAGGTTTCCTGCAAATCGGTTTGTTTGCCGTCCATATCGGCGCAAAATGGGCAAACGGTCACATCCTCTGCGGTATACCACTGCTTGCCGGTCACAACGCCGGATTGCGTCCAAGCCTGAACGTCAGCGAACCCTTGCGCCCTAGCCGTTTCCGACTGTGCGATCCGGTTAGCCCTCATCGTGCTTGCGTTGCCAAATACGCCTTTCACACGAGCCGCAAGCTGATCGGTAGTTTCGCCGGCGGTAATTCCCTCGGTCAATGCGGCTTTCAACTGCTTTTCGGTTTCAGCGTCCACATCGGCGGCAACATCCGTGCTGCGCTGATCGTAAAAGTCCCGAACGGTGCTGCTGAACGGATCAAAGGTATCGTTTGACACCTCTGCCATAGCAAGTTTGCCGGTTTCGCCGACTATCAGGGTAATCAATGGCTGCACTGCCTTTTTAACTTGGGCATTTGCGGCTTGCCAATTTATCAGGTCGTCAGTCATACCCTTGGTGTAGCCCATTGACTTGCCAAGCTGCCGTTGCTCAATGGCGGCTAGTACGGTAGTTTCCTGCTTTTGAAACTCACGGCGCATTGTGAGCATAAATGCTCGTTCGTATTGGGTAGCGTGGCGGTTGTAGAGCAACGCCTTTGCGTCACCATACAGCTTACGGTTGGCTATGTCTTTTTTTTTTGACTTGCCCACGCCTTTGTCGGGCGTATCACCGTTATCAGCCTCACCATCATCTGCTGCGTCCTCTGTGCCGGCAGTTGGGGCTACAGAGCCAAGCATTGATAGTGGCACTTCGTTGAGTGGTCGGTATAATTCATCGCCGCCCTGTTTCAGTGGTTCTTGCTTGTAGAGCGCACGAACTTCGTTGATCGTCCACCATTTGTCAATGCCGGCGGTAGCGTCTGAACGCTTTGCCTCAATGTCCTCTGGTACAGGGTTATCAAAATCCAGTTCCAAGGTAGCGTCAAACGGCGTCACAAGCATTGAGTTCATCGTCTGCACAAATTGGCGCACTCGTGGCAGCACAACGTACTTGGCAAAGATGTATTCGGCGGTTTCGGCATTGGATCGGTTCACGTTTTCCGTCATACCAAGCATAGCCGGCGACAGTCTGAACATCGCTAGGATTTCGTCTTTGCTGAACTTGCGGCTTTCCAAAAAGTCTAGGTCGGACTGTGAAAGCATATATGGGGTCAGCTTTGCGCCGCCCTCAAGGATCATTGGCTTAAATGCGTTTTCAGTGCCGGTGGCTGCGTCCTCAACCTGCATTTTGAAACGGTTGAACGCCTTATCTTCCATCGTGTCAGGTACTTCCAGTGCCATTGAGGGGCGACCTGCGTTTGCGAACATACGCCTGTTCCACTCTTTCATCTGCTCGTCAGTGTCAATGGTGGCGGCACTAGCGGCGATGATTGAACGACCCTTGTATGGGTTGTAAGGATCGGGGTTTATGTCACGGATCACGGACTTGATTGAGTACGGCGTGTCGCCTAGTTTGACAGTGCTTGCCCAATAGTCGCCATCGCCTAGCGTGAACTCAACATCGTGGCTCGGTAGGATGTGCAGGGCTTGTGGCAACTTTTTGTTGTCCTCAAGGGGTTTTGTACCCATCATCTTGAGCATATAGCTTTCGCCGGTCAAGTTCATATAGGTATAGTGCAACTGCCTAAATTGTTCGCCGGTGTGGGCAGCATTTGGTGTGTTGAACAGGTCAAGGATTTCGTGCATAAAAATCTGTTCACGGTCACCGTCTTTTTTCTTTTGATAAAGCGTGAGTGGTACGGCGGCGCAAGCCTCAACGATAGCGTTGTTGGCTGCAAAGACCCATCCGACATTGGCACGGACTTGTTCCGGCTTGAGTTTGAAACCTTTGAGGCGGTTGCCGATCCCGACACCCCAAAAAGTATCTAGGCTTGATAGGCTAGGTATAAATGCTTTGTTGGTAGAGCTGATTGCCCTGCCGGTAAATGCTACTTGTATTGCTTTTCGTATGTCTGCCATAAGTGTTAGATCGTCCTAGCCCGATATTCCTTTTGCTTTTCCTCTAATAATGCCATACACACCGACCAAAAGCTATCGCCGTGTCCCTCTGAACTTTCAAAGGCTTGCAGGTCGGACGTTACCGCTAACATCTGGTCAAGCTGTCGTTTGTCATTGATGAACGTGACCCTTTCCCCTGTTACTGCGCTATCTAGGTTGGCAGCCATTGAGTTTTTGCTGCGTAGTCCAAAGACCACAGGTTTCATTTGTCGGGGCAGTTTGCCTTGCTCGTCAAAGCCCTCAAACTCGCCTCTAGTATTATCATACCGCAAAAGGCTTATGTTGAATAACCTGATTATTTCCACCAAGTGATTGACCTGCGCCTCGTAATCCCAATTATCAAACCACTGCGAAAGCAACTGCCGGTAGAAGTAAACGCCTAGTTCCTCATTTCGCCACCGTTCAAATACGGCAAGGTGGGCAGGGTGCGTGTGCTTGCCGATGTCGTAGCCGGCAACAACGTCATTTTCGCCGGTGTATTCACGTTGGTTGATGAGCGATGTGTCTACCAGTTTCATCAGCTTGGTTCGGGGTATATAGCTGTCCTCGGTGTATGCCGGCTTTGCTCGGTACTCTTGGTTGAAAGTCTTTTCGCCGATGGTCTGCCTGATCTGCTCAAGCTCGTCAAAGGTGTGCCACTCAACCCAAAGGGCGACACGGTTCGCCTCATCTTTCATACTGTCACGGATGTTGGTAACAAACCGCTTTTGCAATTCCTCATCAAAGAAAAAGTCGTCATAGGTCTGCGGCGTACCCACGATCCGGCACACACCGCCTTTGTTCACCATCGGTATAATTTCCGTCTTGATAACACGGTTAATCTTGTGGATCACAACCGGCGCAAGTTTGTTTTCGGGGTCTTTCAGTGGGTCGTCAATGTAAATGCGATCTGCGTGAATACCACGTTTGAACGATAGTAGCCCCTCTGGTGCGACTGTCACACGAGCTTTGCCGTTCCAAAAGTCCAAGATACTGTCCGACTGCGTATTGAGGTCTTTGATCCCACGAAAGAACGGATTACGAGCCATAAACTGCTTGATCTTGGCAAGGTGGTAGCGGCTCAAGGTGGTGTTGTAGCTGAAATAGTGACCCTCAAGGTCTTTCTCGGCGGTGAAAATATCGTACATCACCTGATCGTATAAGCGTGTTGATTTGAAATGGTCACGCCCTGTGATGTCCATAGTCCAAGGGTGCTGTTCCATACCGTCAATCACCTCATCAACGTATGAGCCGCCCACAAATGGGTCAAAACTAGCACTGAATACCTTGTAGGTGAAATGGTGAAAGCCACCCACCGGCGCACGGCTCTTGCGTTTGGCGATTTCAATTTGCGCCTTGATCTGTTTGATACTAGGCATTGTGGGCAACCTTTCTAGCATAGTAGGCTGCTTGCCGGCATTTGTCGGTACAGTATTTGCGCCGCTTTTTTGTTTCAAAGAACTCTAGGCATTGGGCGCATTTACAGTAAATAGCTATCATTACTATAGTAAAGCGCACTTACTATAACAAAACAACCCTTATGCTAGTCGTCAGTGCCGCCGGCAGCTATCTTTTCCAACTCATCATCTGTCAGGTCGCTGAACTCACTGACCTCTTTGACCTCGTGCTGTGTCCTTGGGGCGAACTCATCCTTGCGGCGGCGTTCCAATAACCACTTGGCGTGTTCGGCTTTGCTGACTGCGACACGCAT